AACTGTCAGACATCTCTCTAATCGCGTCTGCGACTTTCTTTTTATCTTCTGGTCCAATCATACTAGTCTTACTCCACTTGTCGCTTCTGTCCACGCATCCGAAAATGCAGTATTGGTTTTAGTACATAGTACGTATTGTTGAAAAGAAACTTTATCTGGATTCTCTTCACTAGTCATACATACACCACGGGCAAAACCAATTCCTTGGTCACCATTGATCAACATACGAGGATCGTTAAGGGTCACGGTACCGTTACTGTTAAGACCGTCTAGACGACCGACATATTCACCACTCACTGTGACGACTGTCACAATATCATTATTTTTCATTCTTCACTCTCAATTTCATCAATTAACATATCACGCATTAGTCGTGCCTGCGCATCTTCGGGATTATTCACACTACCACCGTTCACAAATTTGTATGCGAGGGTAATGCGTTGACATCCAGCATAAGCAGCGTGCCAACAGTGTAGGTCTTCTTCATCGCCTGCACCGAAATAATAATGTCGACATTGCCAACCGGCAACATCCTGAATCTTTGTAATCTGGTCTGTCTTCTTATCATAGTACTCAAAGAACCCGTCTCCGGTCTCTGACCATGTGAATAAGACTTGATATGCGTTGGCATCATAGTTAGTGTGCCAACCGACAAAACCGCCAGGCGGATAGTAAGAGAGTAGAGCGGAAGTATGCGCACCTAGGTGAGCGGCAAAGTCGTACTTCACCTTTTGCATAAATCCACCCCACATCTCTTCATCTTCACGCACCATCAAAGAGATTGGTTGTGCGAAGTATCTATCGGGCGGGCCAACCAGACCATCACGACCACGAGACAAACAGTCTTCTAGATAATCACGAGAAGTATAATAATCTCCTTTATGAATATCTTCTGGTTCATGATAGGTCCAATACTTTTTATTATCGTACGATGGTTTAGACAGCATCTCATCGGAGAAACTGTTAAGAGTATCTAGTAACTCTTTATTACGAATAACTACCTCAGTCATTACAAAAAATCATCCTCGTCGTCAATTGCATCTTGAAATCTTTCGTTCGCTTTCTTTAAGTCATTTTCCGTGACAGCACCCATCTCAAGTAAGTATGAGACTGCTGCATTAATCCCTTCTTGTCGACCTGCCCTTTTGGCGAACCAAGTTGCCGCGGCCATGAGCATTATAGTGAAAGCAGTTTGTGTGATCGGATCCATAGTGATTCCCTAAAATTTAAAGTTTTCGAATTTCTCTGAGTCAATTCTCTGACCAGAGTTTGAATTATCAAAAGCTGGACCATTATCTACTTCTTTATTTAGGGGGGAATCGTTTTGGTCTACATCAAATAACCGCATTTTACTTCTGTCAATACCAACAACAAATCTCTGGTTTACACCTAGATCGTTATATCGATTCTTCAACTGTTTAACCAGTATCTGACCATTTGCATTCAACTCATCATTACTGATAAGTGCAAACATCAAGTCTGCTGTTGCAGGGAGACCGAACGACTCTGAGGTGTCCTCAAGACTCACATCATCGTTGCTGTAACCCGAACGAGTAGTCTGGGTTGCAGAGACTACGGGAACGTCAAATTCAACAGCAAGTCCACGCAGTTCTTCAGCGATAGATTTGATATATGTATAAGAGTTGATAGCACCACCCATCGACTTCATTCTAGCAGAAGAACATATGTTAAGGTAATCAATGAAGATGATATCCGGTAGGAACTTCTTCTTCAGTTTCAACTCATTAAGAAGTGCACGGAAGTGATTTGCATGTGCACTGCCGGTCGGGTATTCTTTGATAATAAGTTTACCAGTAGTCTTGTCTGCCACAGTCTTGACTCGATTTGTAAACATGTCTTTACTAAGGTGTTCCAACTGGTCAATAGGCACGTTCAGTAGATTCGCATCGATACGCTCTGCAATACGTTCTTCGGACATCTCCATAGTAACATATAAAACGTTCTTGTTCTGACTGAGTGCCGCAGCCGCAGCGTGACACATAAACAGAGACTTACCTACACCAGTACCAGCAAGAGCGATATTCAGAGTCTTGTTAGGCAAACCACCTTTGGTGATACGGTTGAAGTAATCCAAGTCCCAAGAGAGACGTTCTTCATCCATGTGGTAGAAGTCCCATCGTGCATCGATATTCTCCAAGTAGTCGTGACCGATGTTAGTGTCGAATGACACAGATAGTGCCTTGGACAATACGTCGGGTATCGCATTCTTAGATAACTCTTGGTGCTTACCATCAATGATAGAGATAGACTCCATCACCGCATTGAATACCGCACGGTCTTGACACCACTTCTCAGTGCGTTCCACTAACCACGATAAGTCTTCTTCAGCATACTTGAAGATATCTGGGAGTATGTCCATTGTGTGACGATAGTGTTCGTCTGACATACGGTCTTCAGAGTCAATCTCAATCTTGAGTGCTTCTTTAGATGGGAGATTGTTATACTTGGCGATATATGCCGTAAACTCTTTGAATACGCTTTTGTAAGTACCTTCAAAGTAGTCGGGAGAGAGGAAGGGGGCGACCTTCCTCATATAGGAATCGTTAGTCAGTAGATTCCGGAGAATCGTCTGCTGTAGATTGATGTCCGTCATTTGAGTCCTTCTTCTGTAGTGATCCAGTTTCGATTGCCGAATCTAGGATGTCTCCTAGTACCTCACCGGCAAACCCTTGTAGCTGTATATTCTCTGTATTATACACGCTTGGGTCTAATGTGTCAACCACATCGAAGGTAAAACTAATATTTTGTTCTTCTCCATTGATACGGACGTTATTAAAACGAATTGTGACATCGTCATACGGTTCTCGTTTGAGATTCACATTCCATGTTTCTGCACCATCGACCACAGCTGGTTCTAACGTGTAGTCGATATTTTCAGACGGTTTATCTAGATTTAGATCTTTCACGCCAGTTCCTCTTCAATTAATGTTTCAGGATTAATCTCACTCTTGTATCCTATCTGATACGTCTTCTTCAGGAACTCTGCAAAATCACTTGACTCAAAGATAGGTTCCCAGAAGTCAGCAGTCATGGTCTCTTTAAGACGCAACTTAGAGCCTAGTACTTCACCTGTAGTCAAGTCTACTCGTTGATACCAACCATTCGAAGGTTTGTCTACGTAACCACCAGCCAAAGCAACATCAAGAAGTCCTGAGTACTTCTGTACACCACCTTCCCAAGATACGCCAATTGGAATCTTAGACTGTTCTTTTACGAATCGAGACTTCTCGACTTTAATCACAAAGTCATAACCAACAATCTCAGTTCCCTGCTTCTCTTGACGACGACCGATAATCCAGATGTTGTCGGCAGAGTAATAGATACCAGTACCACCACTTACTACATCTTTTGGAAACAGACCAATCTCTTTGTAAGTGTGATTGATTGCAAGCATCGGGATGTTCTTCATCGCAAGGTATGGTGTCGACATACGGAACAGACCTTTCAGTGCCTTCGCACGAGACATGTCTGCGACACCCTTCTCGTTCAGTGCATCGTCAAGTTCTTTCTTAGACGCAAGGTTACCGATAGAGTCGATTACAATGATGACATCATCTTCACGGTCTAACTGCTCTAGTTGGTTAATCATGTCAAACTTGAGTTCTTCGACATTTGCAATCGGTGTGTGCAATACACGGTTGGTGTCAATACCGAATTGTTCGAAGTATGATTGTGGTGAACCAAACTCTGAGTCATAGAACAACATAACTGCGTCTGGTTTTGCGTTAAGATATGCACCCGCCATGAGTAAGGCGAATGATGTCTTAAAGTGTTTCGATGGTCCAGCGAGGACAGTCAGTCCAGGCGTCACACCACCATTGACAGACCCCGACAACGCGACGTTCACCATCGGAACGTCGGTCGGAACCATATCTTTATCTGTGAAGAATTTACTCGTCGATAGGGTCGATGTCTCCTTTATCTTTGAGTTCTTCTTTAGTTTGTCCATTATCGACATTGTTGCCTCCAAAATCTACAAATGTAATGTTGTTTACTTTTTCACGTTCATCGAGGTCATATTGTACACGATAAGCACTATTGATGTCAAGTACTTTTTCCAATAAATCGAAGCTTTGTACATTGCCGTCTTCATCATAATGCGTAGAGAAATCTAGAAATGCCATTGTATCTTTTGGAAGACATGCGCCACCAAACCCACGTTTACCGTCAAACCCAGGTACTCGTGTGTGTCCCATACCGACACGATCATCTTTGCCAGCAGCACGAAGTATTGTATTATAATTACAACCATACATGTTGACCATATCATACAATTGATTAAAGAAGGTGATCTTAGTAGACAAGAATGAGTTGATGGTATATTTTACAAACGATGCCTCATACGCAGACATGCGGTGATAATCATTAGACTCACACGCACTGAAAATCTCATAGATATCGATAACTTCCATAACTGCTTGAGGAGTGCCACCGACGACATGAAACTTTGCAGTAACGAAATCTGCTTTTGCATTTTTCTCTGTCAAGAACTCAGGATTATATGCAAAACGATCCGATTGAGTAATAGTAATCTGTTGATAAATTCTATCAATCGCGTCTGGCGTAATAGTTGATTTCACAATAACTAGAGAGTCTGTCTGATTTAAACACCTTACAACACTTTCCTCAACGATAGATGAGTTAACTGAACCATCGTCATTTGAAGGTGTAGGAGCGCAGATAAAGAAACAAGTGGGCGTTTCTTCTAAAGTCTTAGACGACAAATCATCTAGACTAGTATTATATTTTGGATCAAAGAATGTAAAGTCGACCATCGGATGCGTGAACGCATACTCGACAGCTTGACCGACAAATCCATGACCAACGATTCCAATTCCAAATCGCGAAGGGCGATCTTCTGGGATTGTTCTAGACATTAGTCCACCTCATTATATGTTTTGTACCATTCATAGAACCGTTCAACACCTTCTGCGATACTCACCTTTGGTTGATAACCAAGTGCGCCAAGTTTAGATGTATCTGACCATGTTTCCTTAGTGTCTGCCGGATGCTTAGGTGCAAGATTCTTGATTGCTGTCTTACCAGTGTTCTTTTCAATCTCACCGATAAAGTCCATCAACTCGACTTGCTCACCACGACCGATGTTGAAAATCTCACCAGACTCAATATCGGTGTTATCTAAGACGATTTCAACACCATCCAGAATATCGTCAATGTAAGTGAAGTCACGTTTCATATCACCATAATTATACACGGTTATTTCTTTTTCGTCAAGTATATTCTTGGTGAAATCAAACAATGCCATGTCTGGTCGTCCCCAAGGACCATATACTGTGAAGAATCTTAGACCGACGGTGTTCAAACCAGATGACTGCATCTGACACTCGTTTGCCCATTTAGTGTATCCATATGCGTTCAACTGTTTGCCATGTTCTCTACCTTCTACCCATGGCACTGGAGCTCCAGCATAGATGCATGAAGTAGATGCATAAAGAATTCTGGTATCAGGCAAATGTTTTTTACAAACGTCAATCACGTTCTGAGTTGCGTCAATGTTGTTCTGGTGATAACTCTTCTCTTTACCTAGAGAGTCACGTACTCCTGCCATTGCAGCAAGATGAATTATAGTGTCTGGTTGGAAGTCTCGCAATAGGGCTTCCACTTTGATTTCATCACGAAGATCACATCCCCAGATATCAATACCGAAGTGAACCATACGGTCTCTTTTCAGTGATGGGGTATATAGGTGACTATTAAAGTTATCAATGCCCTTCACAGTAAGTCCGCGTTTCTGCAGTCTATCGCATAACTGACTACCGATAAACCCTGCCGCTCCTGTTACTAATACTTTTTCCATATTAATTATTCCTGTAAATATATTCTAATGCCCTGTCCGCCTCTACGGTCAAGGGTCTATTCTCATACCAATTGCCGGTCTCACGATCAAACTCACGACACATATCTGCAATCTGAGTTGATGTTATAGGATAACCTTTTGAGTATGCGTTACCCGCAACCGCAAGCATTATCTTATACATCTTAAAATACCAACCCGTTCCATTAATTGTTTGATACTCTACACTCAGTCGTTTAGGCCAAAAAGGACAATCACGATAAGAGGACCATTTGTAGTCGGTGTTATTTAGACTATCCTTACGATGTTGTATTACTGCCTGTTGCATTTCTGGTGGCAGTCTATCTAGGAAAGAATTCCCAGTCTTCTCGTGATAAGGATGTTTTGCAATCAACTCAGATACATTGAGAGGATCACCTTGATTGGTAATGAAAAAACTATAAGCGTCCTTATATTGTCCTGGCGCGTAATACATGCGAGCGAGGTCTTTGGTCTGGGGGTCACCCAACTCACCCAGTTCAGTATTGAGAGCGTGCCAGAACGACTTGATAAGTCCGTTCTCCACTTGTTCATCTAGACGAAAAATAATGCGAAATTTTAAATTGTCTCTTCGACATCCCGCTGTGTTGTAAACGACATAGTCATACTGACCGTACTTGCGTTGCAACCAAGTTCTTAAGGACTCGTCATCATTGCAATCGTCAATAGGGTCATCCACATCAACGCAACACCAACTACTCCAATAAAGAACAGACTTGTTACTACGCGTCGTACCCACGTCGAACACAGCAGGAGTAAGAAGAGGAGAACTATTGGGTCCACCTTTCTCTCCTGGCTTAGTGTAAGAATCACGAAGACACACCACGAAGTCCATCCA